CAGGTCCTAGACAAAGATTGCAACCAGGTGGATCAATCATTATTGTTATGACCAGATGGGGTATTAAAGACCTGACAGCTAGAGTTATATCCAAGCAAGCTGAAGGAGGAGCAGACAGATGGGAAGTCGTGGAGTTTCCTGCAATATTTCCAGATACAAACAATGTACTTTGGCCCGAATATTGGAGTCGAGAGGAGTTAGACGGAGTAAAAGCGTCAATTCCAGTAGCCAAGTGGAATGCACAATATATGCAGAACCCAACGGCAGAAGAAGGAGCTATAATAAAAAGGGAGTGGTGGAATGTTTGGAATAATAGTGAACCACCTCCGTGTTCATACGTCATACAATCATACGATACCGCTTTCAGTAAAAATGATCGTGCTGACTTTAGTGCTATTACTACTTGGGGGATATTTACTCCAGTAGAAGGTGAGGGTGATGCGATTATTTTACTTGATGCGGAGAAGGGTAGATGGGATTTTCCAGAACTAAAGCAAAAGGCTTATGAACTAAACGAGGCTTACGATCCTGATATGATTTTAATAGAGCAAAAAGCGAGTGGTACGCCTTTAACACAGGAGTTAAGACGTATGGGTGTACCTGTTACACCCTTTACACCGAGCAAAGGTGCTGATAAGTTTGCAAGGATGAATGCTTGCGCACCTGTGTTTGAAAGTGGTATGGTATGGAGACCAGATGCTAATTTTGCAGAGGAAGTTGTTGAGGAATGTGCGAGTTTTCCACATGGAGACCATGATGACTTGGCAGATTCGATGACACAGGCTATACTAAGATTCAGACAAGGTGGTTTTATATCCACACCTGATGATGAAGAATTTGAACCAGGATATAGAAGAAAAATGGAGTATTATTGATGACCAAAAGATTGCAAAAAAATCTTTCCAAAGCAGTTTCAAATACAGACATAAATAAACTTATGGAAATAATAAAAAGTCCAAGCATGGACAGCATTCCAAAAAATTTACAAGATATTGCAAAGCAATTAGGTAAATCAGTGCAGAAAAAAGAAATGGGTGGCGAAGTTATGGACACAACCAAATCCATGCCTGTTGGTATGATGGACGGTGGTAAAGTCAAGAAGATGAACATGGGCGGTGTCATTGGTGGTCGTGGTGGAAAGTTCAAAGGAGTTAGATAGTGTCAGACGAAGCCGATAGAATTAGAACTTACCAAGAATTAGCAAGGCGTGGTCAGCCTGTGCCTGGTAAGAACTTTGGAACTGGCGTTACTCCTAAGACAAAAAAGATAGAGCCAAAAGTAAAGGAGATAAATCCTGGCAAGAATGTTCAACTTAAATTGTTAAGATTAGGTGGTAATGTGAGTAAAAGCAAAAACCCGTTAGCTGGTTTAAAGATGGCTACTAATATAGCTAATCAAGAAAGTAAGGATTTAGCTAAATTAAAGAAAATGGCTAAAAAGCCTCGTAAAATTAAAATGAAAAGACCCACTAACTTAGATATAAGAAACGCATCTATCACTAAACCAACGACAATGGGTATAAACAAAGCAACAATTATAAAAGCAGAGAAAGGTGGACTAATGGAAGCAATTGATAAAGTAAAAGCAAAAGAAATGAAATTAGGTGGTGAAGCAAAACCTTTAGTGGGCGGTCAAAAGAAACTAGACAAAAACAAAGATGGTAGAATATCTGGTGATGATTTTGCTATGATGGAAATGGGTGGCAAAGTAGAGAAATACGGTGGCGGCGGTAAAGTCAAAGGTGGCAAGATGTCATGTCGTGGCATGGGTGCAGCAATCAAAGGTGGCGGCTTTTCTATTAGATAGGATTTAAAATGGCAATCGAAAAAATAAATGGTATTGATGGCGCAATGCCTCCAGAGATAGAGTCTAATCTAGTTGATTTGACAGAACAGCCTATGATTGAAGGTGTTACAGAATTAGATGATGGATCAGCTATCATTGGTGAGATGGAGATGCAAGCAGAAACTCCTATTGCCATTCCTTTCGATGCAAACTTAGCAGAACATATTGACGAAGATATATTGTCAGAAATATCCAATGAGATTATAGGCAATATAGAAGATGACACTAATTCAAGAAGTGATTGGGAAGAACAATACAAAGGTGGTCTTGAGTTACTCGGTATGAGTTATGAAGACAGATCAGAACCTTTCGAGGGTGCATCTGGAATAGTACATCCACTACTTGCTGAATCCGTTACACAGTTTCAGGCACAGGCATATCGTGAAATGCTACCTGCTGGAGGACCTGTTAAGACTTCAATTATTGGAGCAGAAACTCCAGAAGTAACAGCTCAAGCAGAGCGTGTTAAAAATTATATGAATTATCAAATAACTTACGAGATGGAAGAATATGATCCAGAATTAGATCAAATGTTATTTTATCTTCCAATTGTAGGTTCAGCATTTAAAAAAGTTTACTTTGATCCAACAATGCAAAGAGCAGTAAGTAAGTTTGTGCATTCTGAAGACTTAATTGTTCCGTATAGTGCAACAGACTTAGCGACTGCTACGAGAGTTACTCACTGCATTCGTATGGACAAAAATGAAATTAAAAAATTACAATTATCAGGATTTTACAAAGATATAGACCTTCCTAGTTCTGGTGCTGATTCAGATGGCACGAATGATGTGAAGGATACAATTAATGAGATAGAGGGTATTACAAGTAGTTCTTCACAGAACGAAGAAATGATGATTTATGAAGTTCACACAGATTTGGATATTGAGGGGTTTGAAGATATTGGAGCTGATGGTGAACCGACAGGATTGAAGATGCCCTATATCGTCACAATCATGGAGGACACTGGGGATGTCTTATCAATCAAACGGAATTTCAATGAAAGCGATCCGCTCCGTAGGAAAGTGCCTTATTTTGTGCATTATAAGTTCCTACCTGGTCTTGGGTTTTATGGTTTTGGTCTCACGCACACTATAGGTGGTCTTTCCAGAGCTTCAACATCAATACTTAGACAATTAATAGATGCTGGTACATTGTCTAATCTTCCAGCAGGTTTCAAAGCTAGAGGAGCTAGAATAAGAGATGACGAAACACCTCTTAATCCTGGCGAATTTAGAGATGTGGATATGGTCGGTGGTGATCTAAGACAAGCTATCATGCCATTACCATTTAAAGAACCATCACAGACATTATATTCTCTTATGGGAACATTAATTGATTCTGGTAGACGTTTTGCATCTATGGCTGACATGAAAGTTGGTGAGATGCAGGGCAACGCTCCTGTTGGCACAACTATGGCTATCATGGAGCGTGGCACGAAGGTTATGTCAGCCATTCATAAACGTCTTCATTATTCGCAGAAGATAGAGTTTAAGCTATTAGCTCGTGTTTTCTCTATGGATGTTCCAATGTATCCGTATCAAGTGCCAGGTGCGCCACCAGAAATAAAACAAGCTGATTTTGATGACAGAATAGATATATTACCTGTTTCTGATCCTAACATATTCTCAATGTCACAACGTATCGCTTTAGCTCAAACTCAATTGCAGTTGGCTCAAAGCAATCCAGAAATTCATGGGCAGAATGGTATGTACCAAGCCTATCGTAAAATGTACGAAGCGTTAGGCGTTACGAACATAGACCAAGTGTTGCAACCTCCCCCACAACCAATGCCCATGAACCCAGCAAAAGAAAATCAAGAGGCATTAAGATTAGCTGTGTTAACTGCATTTCCAGAACAAAATCATCAGGCACATATCACTGCACATTTAGCTATGATTTCTACTCCTGTAGCACAATCAAATGCGTCAATACTTATGACATTGCAAGGTCATATATCCGAGCATATAGCCATGATGTCTGAAATAACTGCACAGCAAGAAGTTATGGCAACGATACCGCCAGAGCAACAAATGATGATGCAACAAGATCCTAACATGCAAAAGCAGATAGCAGATCAAGTTGCATCAAGAGCAGCCGAAATTGCAGCCGAAGTGCAAGAGCAATATGCACAAGCACTTACACCTCCTCCACAAGAAGACCCTCTTGTTAGTTTAAGAAAACAAGAATTGGCTCTTCGTGGTTCTGAGATACAGCAAAAAGCCGAACAATTTCAGAAAAGAGCAGAAATGGATGCACAGAAAGAGTCAAATGATACAATGATTGACAACAAACGTCTTCAGCAACAAGAAGAAATTGCTCAAGATAGAATACAAACTCAACGAGATATAGCAGCTATGAATGCTATGAAAGGAGGAAGAAGTGGTTAGTTCAGTTCGTGCAGGAATGATTGCACAAGAAAAAGAAAAGAAGAGACAAACAAGACTTGCTGAAGAAATGGCAAAACAAGGCATAGTGACTTCACCAGAAGTTGTTATGAAAACAATAATAAAACAAAATCCTTTGGAAGTATTAGAGGTTATAGCAGATGTCGAACCAAAAACGGAACAAAGCACAAAAGAAGATAAACCAAAGAAAAAGACAAAAGCCAAAAAACAAACCAAAAATAATAACAAAGTTCTCAAAGATAGCTAGACCTCAAAGGTTTGAAGGTGTTTTTTAAGAGGTAAATATGGTAGTTGCAGAAATTCTTACTGGTATTGCTCTAGTTCAAAAATCAGTAGATTTCATAAAGAGCAACATAGGTACAGTAAACGACATAAAAGATATAGCTAAACAGATAGATGGTTTCTTTGAGGGTGAAGCTCAAATGAATAAAGGTCAAGGCAAAGGTCTTGGCATCAAAGAACAGTTTGGAGTTGAGTCAACTGCTAGTGATTTTATAGATAGAAAGTTATTAGAAGAAAAAAGACACGAACTTAAAATGATAATCAACTTGAGGTTTGGTCCTACTGCTTGGGATCAAATTTTAGCTGAAAGAGCAAATAGAATAAATGAAGCTAAAGAAGCTGTTAGATTAAAAAAAATTGAGGCAAGACAAAAACAAAAAGAAATAATAGATGTTTTGCAAACAGCAGGGATTGTTTTCTGTGTTATTGCAGTTTTAGGTATTACTATAGCTATGTATTTTAAAGCATTTGCTTATGAGTACAAATCTAAAGATTACACAAGACAACAAAAAATACAAAGAGGCGAAATAGTTTTGCCAACTATGACTACTTGTAGGCTTACAAAACAAAAAGTTTTTAAAGATAAAATGGCTTGTATTTATGAGGGTGCAAATAAAACATATGAACTAGAATTTACTGATATACACATTGGTTGCCCTAGACAGTATAAATGTGTTCTTAATCCCAATGGCAAAGAGCCAAGCATTGATAAAGTTATGGAAAGTTTAAGGAGTATAGCCAAATGACAGCATTTATGCTGTACTGTACGTTAAACGGATTTTTAGTTAAAGAAGGAGCAATTTATTTTCGTAATGTAAATGATTGTTTGAGATTTGAAAAAAAACTTAGTAATCAAACATTTATGAAAAATAATGAAGAACAAGTTTATGATTGTATTTGTAAACTGATTCCTAAAGTTGATCCTAAAAAAGTGAGGGTTTATTGATGACAGAAGATAAAAAGAAAATAATTAATGTGGACATAGGTCAGAATAGTTTTGAGCTTATTCTTCGCATATTAGGAAATGAGTTTATTGCAATAAAGATTGGCTCAACTAATTTTTCTGGTAAATTAATAGCAGGCGGTATTTTATTATTGTTTTTTACTTTTATGATATTAGAAGTGTTTGGGTTGAATGAGGCGTTGATGAAATGAATGTAGATACTTTTTTAAGATGGAAAATATTACCAAGATTGATGATGCTTGCTAGTACAGTAATGTCTTGGCGTTGTGCAGAATGGTTTATGGGTTTGGAAGACCCAACCGCATCGCAATCAGCATTTGTATCTGTAGTTATGGGTGTAATGACAGGTGTATTTGGTATATGGATGGGTCACGAACATAAGGGAGATAATAATGTTAACAGCGTTAATAGGACCAGTAAGTAATTTACTTGGTAAGTTTATAGAAGACAAAGACATGAAGAATAAGTTGGCACATCAGGTGGCAACGATGGCTGAGAATCATGCGCAGGAGCTTGCGAAAGGTCAAATAGAAATAAACAAGGCAGAAGCACAGCATAAATCCATATTTGTGGCGGGCTGGCGACCCTTTATCGGTTGGACCTGCGGCATTGCCCTATGTTGGCATTTCGTACTTGCACCTGTTACTATGTTTGTATGTGCTTACTTATCTGTGCAAATACCAGAATTACCAACTTTTGATATGGGTTCACTTATGACTGTTTTGATGGGAATGCTTGGATTGGGCGGCTTGAGGACATATGAAAAGCAAAAAGGATTAACAAAATAATGTTATGGCATTGGTTGAGATTAGCAAAATGTTTTAATAAAATTGGTAATTATTTTTATTATAAACATGTAAAATGTTTAAGAATATCACAAGGTAGAGGTAAATAATTGTGGACGGAATTAAATTAGCAGAGTATTTATATAAGAACATACGTCAAAGAAAAGAGGAATTAGCTCAATCTTTGGCTGATGGTTCGATAGACTCAATGGAAGACTATCGGTTCATAACAGGTCAAATACGAGGAATGACTTGGGTTGAAGAAGAATTAAAATCCTCGATGAAAGGTACAGACTTAGATGACTAAGAAACTGATCGTGCCAGAGCGGTTTATGGCACAAAAAAAAATAAACCCAACTCCTCCCCCTATAAGTAAAGCATTTGATGATAAAGAAGATGCTAATCCAAACTCAAAAGATCCGTCTAAAATGGAAGCATCAGCACTTGATCGCTTGCCAAAACCAACTGGATATAGAATGCTTGTTATTCCATATTATGTTCCAGAAAAGGTTAATGGTATTATAATACCTGATAAGACGAGAGATCGTGAGAGTTTTGCAAGTGTCGTAGCATACGTTGTGAAAGTAGGACCTGATGCTTACAAAGATAAAGATAAATTCCCAAGTGGAGCGTGGTGTTCTGAGAAAGATTGGGTGCTTATGGGTAGATATGCTGGAAATAAGTTCAAAGTGGACGGTTTAGAGCTAAGAATCATAAATGACGATAATATTATTGCATCTATACTTGACCCTAAAGACATTTCTTATATATAATGGAGAGCATAATGGATAACGAAACACAAACACAAGAAGCACAGGAAGAAAAATTTGTCTACGAAGTAGAAGATGATACACCTGTTGCTGAAGAAAAAATTGAAACTTCACCAGAAAAAAAAGATGGAGAAGACCGAACAATTGTTCGTGAAAAAAATGAAGAGCCTGAAGAACTTGAAGCATATAGCGACAATGTTCAAAAAAGAATTAATCAATTAACAGCTAAACGTAAACAAGCATTAGAAGAAGCAGAAGCTGCTTTTAATTTTGCTCAACAACAAAAAAATGAAAATGAACAATTAAAGCAACAGCTTAATCAGTTAAATCAAGGCTATACTTCTGAGTTTGGTAATAGAATTGAATCACAAACTGCTCAAGCTAAAAAACTTTATAAGGAGGCTTTTGATGCTGGAGATGCTGAAAAAATGTCTGAAGCGAGTGACCTTATGGCTAAACTCGCTATTGAAAATGAAAGACTCAGAATCCAAAAAGCTCGTGCTGAGCAAGCGGGAGCAACTGGAAATAATGCGGAAAAGAGCAATGTTGAACAGGAAACCTCGCAAACGAGGCAGACCGCCCAAAAACAAGATTTAGATCCAAAACTACAAAAATGGTTAGATAACAATTCTTGGTTTGGAACTGATATGATTATGACTAGCGGAGCAAGAGCTATACATGAACAATTAGTTGGACAAGAAGGTTTTGATCCGTCAACTGATGATTATTATGCAGAAGTTAGCAAGCGTATGGCTGTTGAGTTTCCGCACAAATTTAAGGGAGGACAGAAGAACACCCAATCTGTAGCTCCTGCGTCCAATGGACGGTCTCTAAAAAAGGGTGGTAAAAAAACTATTGAGCTAACACCTGGTCAGGTAGCCTTTGCTAAAAAAATGAGGATACCTTTAGAAAAATATGCACAGGAAGTTGCTAAAATAGAAAAAACAAAAGGAGTAGCGTAATGGCTGATCGTACTAATCGAGAGTCGCAAACTCGTGAAAAAAATGCGAGAGTACAACAGTGGAAACCACCGTCAACGCTAGATGCTCCAGAAGCACCTGTGGGTTATAAACACAGATGGATAAGAGAACGAGTTATGGAATATGATGATAGATCAAATATTCATAAACGGCTTAGAGAAGGATATGAATTAGTTCGTGCTGAAGAATATCCCGACTTTGATGCGCCTGTAATTGATGAAGGCAAAAATGCTGGAGTAATCGGTCAGGGTGGTCTTTTGTTAGCACGGATACCTGATGAACTTGTCGAGCAGAGAAATGAATATTATCGAAACAAGACAAATAATCAAATGGAGGCTATTGACAGAGATATGATGAGAGATTCAAATTCTGCAATGCCTATGCTTAAACCTGAGAGACGTTCTCAAGTCGCCTTTGGTGGCAAAAAGTCCGTTGACTCGTAATTTTAATTTTAAGGAGACTTAAATGGCAAATCAAGATGCTGCTTTCGGATTACGTCCTGTTAAAAGAATAGGTGGAACACCCTATACTGGTGGACAAAGCCGATATAGAATCGCTGCCAATTATGGAACTGCTATATTTCAAGGTGATTTAGTAATGCAAGTCACTGGCGGAGGCGTGGAAATTCACGCTGATGGTGGTACTGTTCCGATAGTTGGAGTATTCAATGGTTGTAGGTACACAGACCCTACAACTGGAAAAGAAACCTTTTCCAACTTTTACCCTGCAAGTACAAATGCTTCCGACATTGAGGCTTTTATCATTGACGACCCAATGGTTGTTTTTGAAATTCAATGTAACGCTGCATTTCCAATTGCAGATTTACTTGGTAACTTTGATGTTGTTTATACAACAGCAGGGTCTACTGTCACGGGAATTTCTGGTGCAGAATTAAATGTATCTGATGGAGCAACCACTGCTGGTTTACCTCTAAAGGTTATAGATATTTCTCAAGATCCAGAAAATTCAGATGTTTCATCAGATGCAACCAATGTCTATGCTGTGATTCAAAATCACATCTTTGGACAAAAAGGTGCAGGATTAGCATAAGGGAGTTTAGATTATGGCTATATCAAGAGCGCAACTAGTTAAAGAACTAGAACCTGGTCTAAATGCCCTTTTTGGCATGGAATATGACCGTTACGATAATGAGCATGCGGAAATCTATGATACAGAATCATCAGACAGAGCGTTTGAAGAAGAAGTAATGATTAGTGGTTTCGGCAATGCTGCAACTAAATCAGAGGGTGCTGGTGTATCTTTTGATAGTGCAAACGAAGTATATACATCAAGGTATACAATGGAGACAGTTGCATTAGCTTTCGCATTAACTGAGGAAGCAATGGAAGATAATCTCTATGACCGTCTTGGTGCTAGATATACAAAAGCACTAGCAAGATCAATGGCACACACTAAGCAAGTAAAAGCTGCTTCGACTCTAAACAATGCGTTTAGTTCTAGCTTTACTGGTGGTGATGGAAAAGAGCTTTGTGCTACAGACCATCCTCTAGGTGGTGGTGGAACATTCTCAAATGAACCATCAAGTGCCGCTGACTTAAACGAAACATCATTAGAAAGTGCATTAATTGACATTTCTAATTTTGTTGACGAGAGAAACATGATTGTAGCTCTTCGTGGTATGAAGTTAATCATTCCACCAGCACTACAGTTTGTTGCTGATCGTTTATTAGAGTCAACTCTAAGACCTGGAACTGCTGACAATGATGTAAACGCAGTTAAGAACATGGGGATGTTACCAGAAGGTTACGTTATCAACCATTTCTTAACAGATACAGATGCGTTTTTCATCAAAACAGATGCTCCAAATGGTTTCAAATACTTTGAAAGAACACCATTAAGCACAAGCATGGAAGCAGACTTCGACACAGGAAATATGAGATATAAAGCAAGAGAAAGATATGCTTTTGGATTCTCTGATCCTCGTTGTGTGTTTGGATCACCAGGCGCAGCTTAACGAACAATTGTTCGATTATTAAAAGGGTGGCTTGCGAGTCACCTTTTTTTTATGTATACTTAAATTACCTTGACGAAGAATTAACTTCGACAAATGCCACGACAAGGAGATTTACATGGCTAATACAACTTTTAAAGGAACTCTACGTTCTGAAGGTGGATATTCATCTATTGCTACTGCTGCAAGCACAGGAGTAGAAACAACTCAAATGTCAATTTCATCTGCTGGATTTGCATCTATGGATGCCAATACAATGGCAGTAGAAGCTGGTACTGGTATAACAACTGGTACTGGAACTATTTACAGAAGCTCTGTTCAAAGAGTTGGTGGAATAATAACAACAAGAATTTTAATTGACTTAACTGGTTTAAGATCAACTGGTTCAGGCGATATTATTGGTGTTAATGGCACATCTTTAGTTTGTCACATCGGTCAAATAACTGCTGCTAGAAACGGTACTATACTTACTGGTAGCATGGAATGTTTTGAAGCACCTGCTGGTGGTGATCCTGATATTAATGTGCATTCTGCAACAGAAGGAACTGGAGTAGAAGATGGTGCTATCGGTGATTTGACTGAAACATCATTGGTTGATGCTGGTGATGCAACACTTGGAAGTAAGGTTTACTTTACTGCTGTTCCTGCCGCAGATTCTTTTTTATATTTAACAACTGGTGCTGCTACAGATGCAGATTACACTGCTGGTAAATTATTTATAGAGTTAATGGGTTACGCAGCTTAATAGGAGGCATTTATGGCGATTAGGTCTGATGTAAAAGCATTTAATCACGATCAAGGTGATGCTGCAGCGGTTGTAGGTCCTGCAAGATCAAGGATAAGACAAATAGTAATTTTTGGTAATTCTGCTGGTGCATTAACCATTAAAGATGGTTCAGGTGGATCAGATATATTGGTTCAGAGTTTTCCAACTGGGTTACATACTTTGAACATTCCAGATGCAGGAGTGTTGGCTGAAAGTGGAGCATACATACATGCTTTTACTGGCAGTGGTAACAAACTTACTTTGTTTTTGTCCTAATGGCTAGAAAACAAGACAAACAACCACCTAAGACTAAAAAATATTTCCGCTCCACTAAAAGTGGTGCGGGAATGACTAAAGCAGGTGTTGCTCGATATAGAAGAGAAAATCCTGGTAGCAAACTTAAAACTGCTGTTACTGGTAAAGTTAAACCTGGTAGCAAGGCTGCTAAAAGACGTAAATCTTATTGTGCAAGATCATTAGGACAGCTTAAAAGGGCATCAGCTAAAACAAGAAATGATCCTAATTCAAGAATTAGACAGGCAAGAAGAAGATGGAAGTGTTAATGAAAGCGACAGAAGTTTTAAAATTATTGGAAAAACATGAAGAATCTTGTGACAAAAGATATGCTGAAATCCAAGATCATTTAAAAAAATTAGATAATAGATTATGGATGATTGTTAGTTTAATTATTGTAGCATCTGGATTGGAGCAGTTATTATAATGGTTATGGGTAGATCTCAAATGAGTAAACAAATATCCAAACCTTTTGGGAAAAAAAAGAAAAATAAAAAAATTGTAAAGGTGAAAAAAAATGCCAAAAGACGCTTGTTACAGAAAAGTTAAAGCTCGCTACAGAGTTTTCCCAAGTGCGTATGCTTCAGGAGCTATCGCAAAATGCCGTAAGGTAGGTGCAGCAAATTACGGAAACAAGACAAAGAAAAAAGCTGAAGGCGGTGTTGTAGAGTTAAAAAATGGTGGTAATGTTACTAAACAAAAGCGTAAAAGACCTGCTAAAAATAAAAACATAGCTCGTGGTTGTGGTATCGTTATGAGTAATAGACGTAAAGTTACAAAGTATAGATAATGGCTGTAAGAAAAACAAAATCTGGACTAGCTCTTAAACGATGGTTTAAAGAAGATTGGAAAGATGTTAAAACTGGAAAACCTTGTGGTCGAAGAAAAGGAGAAAAAAGAGGCACTCCCTATTGTAGACCTAGCAAACGGATTAGTTCTAAAACTCCTAAGACTAGATCAGAGATGACAGCATCAGAAAAAAGAAGTAGAATAAGTCAAAAGAATAGAATAGGACAGCCCGCAGGTAAACCAAGAAGAGTTAAATCTCTTAGGAGAAAAAAGAAATGACAACATCTAGCTCAACAGATTTTGAACTTGACGTAGCTGAGTATATTGAAGAAGCATTTGAGAGATGTGGATTGGAGCTTCGTACTGGATATGATCTTCAAACAGCTAAAAGATCTTTAAATATAATGTTAGCAGAATGGGCTAACAGAGGTTTAAATCAATGGACAATAGAACAAAGAACACAAGCGTTAACAGCTAGTGACTCAGATTATTCATTAGGAACAGATGTTATTGACATATTATCTGCTGTTGTCCGTAGGAGTGGCACAGATTTTAGTATGACTAGAGTGAGTAGAGACACATATTTAGCCATTCCAACTAAAACAACTACTGGTAGACCAACTCAATTTTTTCTTGATAGACAGATAACACCTAATTTAAAGATTTGGCCCAGCCCTGAAAACAGCACAGATGTTATTCATTATGACGCTTTGACTAGAATACAAGATGCTGATGGAGCAACGAATACAATGGAAATACCTTTTAGATTTTATCCTTGTTTAACTGCTGGACTAGCATATTATATATCTATGAAAAAAGCTCCTGATAGAATACAGTTATTAAAAACAGTATATGAAGAAGAGTTTGAAAGAGCTATGGGTGAAGATAGAGATAGATCAAGTTTTACTGTAACACCACAACTTAACTATTATAAGGTGGGATAATGGGAGCTTTTGCATCTGGTAAACATGCTTTTGGACTATCAGATCGTTCTGGATTTAGATATAGAATTAAAGATATGCGTAAAGAATGGAATGGTTCTTTAGTCGGTAAAGATGAGTATGAAGAAAAACATCCCCAGTTAACACCTCCAAGAGTACCTACTGATCCAGAAGCTATAAGAAATGCAAGACCAGATAGAACAGAAACTGCTGTTCCTAACATATTACCTTTAAATGCTTTTACTGTTACAGCATCTTCAACAACAATAAGTGTTAATGAGCCTAATCACGGAAGATCATCAGACGATACTGTTAGATTTAGAGATGTAACTTCCATAGGTAATATACTTGGTTCAGTTATAATATCTGCAAGTGGGTTTACGATTACTAAAACAGATGATAATAATTATACATTTAATAGTGGTTCTACTTCGACCATAACACAAAAGGGAGGTGGTGGCATTGCATCAGCAGGACCTGTCACTATAACAAATTAATGAGTTTTACGTTAGCAACATTAAAAACAGCAATACAAGATTACACAGATAATAGTGAAACATCTTTTGTTACTAACCTGCCTAACTTTATAAAAGGAGCAGAAGAAAAAATATTTAAAAGTGTTGATTTAGATTATTTTAGAAAAAATGTAACAAGTGCTTTTACATCTTCTGATCCTTATTTAACTGTTCCAGCAGATTATTTGGCATCATTTTCATTACAAATAACAACATCTGGTTCAGAAAAATTCTTGTTACAAAAAGATGTTAATTTTATAAGAGAATACACTCCTGCTTCATCAACTACAGGTGTTCCTAAATATTATTCAAGATTCGATGTTGATAATTTTATTGTTTCTCCAACACCAAACAGTAATTATGCGTTAGAATTACATTATTATTATAGACCAGCTAGTATAACTGCTGGAGCTGATAGTGGCACAACTTGGATAAGCACAAACGCACCTTTTGCTTTACTTTACGGATCACTTATAGAAGCGTATTATTATATGAAAGGTGAACCTGATGTTTTAGCTCAATATGAGAAAAATTACGTTTTTTACATAGAAAGATTAAAAGATCTAGGCGAGGCAAGAGAAAATACAGATGGATATAAAGTTGGTCTACCATCAAGACCGAGAACATAGGAGTATAAAATGGCAACAGCAAATGCGTCAACCAATTATCTTGAGAGAAGAATATTACATTATATATTCAAGAATAACTCTCTAAGTTTTTCATCTCCTGGAGATAGTATCTATGTAGGACTTGCAACAGCAGTAAGTGCCGCAGAAACAGGTTCTGTCACAGAGGCAAACTTTACAAACTACGCAAGACAACAAGTAGCAGCATCTGGTTGGACAACCATAGGTGCAGACTCAACCGACACACAAACTGCAACTAATGCAGCGAATATTGAGTTTCCAGCATCA